TTCTTCACGATGGATCAACTGGCTGCGGGCATCCGCGAGCGCCACGTCGGCGCTGAGCGTGCACGCCTGGTCGAGAAGTGGAGCCGCACCGGCCTGCTTCGCGGCCTCGACGGCCACAAGCGCGAGACGATGGCCCAGCTCCTGGAGAACCAGGCAGCTCAGGTCCTGAAGGAGGTCGGTAACTCGCTCTCCACAGGCGGTGCCAACGTCGCCTCCTCGGGTCAGATCCAGGGCTTCACGAACATCGCGTTCCCGATCGTCCGCCGAGTCTTCGGTGGTCTGGTCGCGAACGAGCTGGTCAGCATCCAGCCGATGTCGCTCCCCTCGGGCCTGATCTTCTACCTGGACTACACCTACGGCAGCAATGTCGGCGGTCTGTCCGGTCTGCAGGACAACCAGCCCGGCGGCAATGCTGAGGCAACCTACGCCCAGGGTGCGTCAATCTACAACGCCCCCACCGGTAAGGGCGTCCAGTCGGGGTCACTCGCAACGGGTGGCTTCTACGACCTGGTCAACATCGGCTACACCAAGGTCCACGCCTCCGGTACGGTCTCCGGTTCGAACCTGAACGTCGGTGCCTTCAACGGCCCCAACGGCGGCTTCATCCCGGGCGCCTTCGTCGCGGCCTCCACGGACTTCTCGGGCACCAACGCTCGCTTCCTGAACTTCGACCCGCAGCTCGAGGTCGACCTCCAGCAGGGTCTGGAGTGGATCCAGTTCGTCCACCTCTCGGTGGCGGCGATCCAGGCAGCGATCCCGAACGGCGACTTCCTCGCAGTCGAGCAGATCGCTCTGTTCAGCTGGGGCGCAACCAACGGCGCGGTGGTCTGGGGACAGAACTACCAGGGCGGCAACGGGGTGTACAACCTCCGCCGTCTGAACAAGCGCGGCAACTTCGTCCCGGGCACCGGCACGAACGGCACCTTCACTCTGGCACCGCTCAACGGCGCCTGGGTCCAGCTGGTCGTCGAAGTCACCCCGGGCGGCTCGGCACCCTCACTGGGCGCGAGCAACCTGGTCTCGATGGCCATCGCTGACTCGCTCAGTGTGGTCTCTCAGGACGGTACCCAGACGGGTGCAACCCTGACGATCCCTTCCTTCGAGTCTGACTTCAACGTCAACCCGACGCCGGCGATCCCCGAGATCGACATCAAGATCGAGTCGATCGCAATCACCGCCACAACGCGCAAGCTGCGTGCACGGTGGAGCCCCGAGCTCGCACAGGACCTCAACGCGTACCACTCGATGGACGCAGAGGTCGAGCTGACGAGCATCCTGAGCGAGCAGATCGCTCTCGAGATCGACCGCGAGATCCTCAACGACCTCGTGACGAACGCCAACGGCGCGAACATGTACTGGAGCCGCGCTCCGGGCAAGTTCGTCAACAAGCTGACCGGCCAGCCGGTGACGCTCAACACGTCACTGTCGATCGGTCCGCAGTTCACCGGCACGGTGCGTGAGTGGTACGAGACGCTGGTCGAGACGATCATCGACGTCGCCAACACCATCCACCGCAAGACGCTGCGCGGTTCCGCGAACTTCATGGTCACGTCCCCCGACGTCGCCACCATCCTCGAGGCCTCCGTGCTCTACAAGCCGAAGTTCTCGATCGACGGCGAGGGCCAGGTGGGTTCGCCCTTCACGATCGGCGCCGAGGCAATCGGCACCCTGAGCAACCGCTTCACGGTCTACAAGGACCCGTACTTCCCGAGGAACCGCATCCTCGTCGGGTACAAGGGCGGCAGCTACCTGGAGACGGGCTACGTGTACTCCCCGTACGTCCCCCTCATCGTGACGCCGACCATCTTCGCACCGGAAGACTTCACACCCCGTAAGGGCGTGATGACCCGGTACGGCAAGAAGGTCGTCCGCTCCGACTTCTACGGGACCGTCACGGTCATGGACATCAACATCATCTGATGTTGGTGCTCTGAAGAGAGCAAAACAGCTTGAGGGCCTGCCAACGCAGGCCTTCGCTGTTTAAGGCCCTCGAGGGTGGCCCAGGACAATTCACGAACACCTGAAGCGGGTACTTACCACCATGCGGGTTACACTCGGGCAGCTACGCCGTATGATCCTTCGAGAGATGAAGCTCGGGATCGCAGGCGCACAGGGTGACGCGAGGTCGTGGGGCAAGAAGCCGCTGCCGGACGATCCTGCACCCTATGAGCCCCCTGAGGGCGGTGAAACCTACATTGCCACGGAAGAGCCACCCAACTTCGAGCCCGATGAGGAGACGAAGGAAGCGTGGCGCCAGCACATCCAGAACATGGCGAAAGCCAGCGCTGACGAGCCTTGGGAGCCCGAGGAGTACGCTGCTTGGGACGCAGAACGCGCGAAGAAGAAGCACGTCTCGGGTGGCAGTTTGGACGAGGAGGCCGGCTCGGTCGAGCGCGACCCTTTCGCTGAACCCAGGCGACGGCCTGGCAGCCTGAGCGCAGAAGACCTCAAGAGGGTCGGGCGGGTGCTAGCGCGAGTCGAAGAAGAACTGGGACCCGTCCCGGACATGCTGACCGACCTCACCAAGCTGACCCGGGCACCGAAGGCTCGGGCCATGTTCCAGAAGGCTGCGGGCCTCGGCTACCATGCGATGAACGATCTGCGGGCGATGATCGCGATCCTGGAGATCTACTTGCGGAAGGCCAGCTCCAACTGACCAGCGGGGCGGTTGTACACATTCTGCGCATCTGTGTAGATTGGAGTCTGACGGCAACGAACCAAAGCCGACACGACTTGGAGACACAGACCATGGGCAAGAAGAGGCAACCCGACACCAACAAGAACTCCCGCATCATCACGCGCATCGATCGCACCGGCAAGATCCGCACCGAGACGGCCCGTCGCGACGAGGGCGAGTTCGATGTCGCGGTGACGACGAACCCGAGCACCGGGGCAACCCAGGTGTTCTTCGACCGAGACGGCCGCGACGTGGGCTTTCGCTACGGCGAGACCCTGCGCCTCAACGGCCGCGAAGCACGCACGCTGTTCATCGCGCTCCAGCGTCACTACGACGGGCAGGGCGTTCCCGCTCTCTCCCCTGCGTTCTGAGAGCAGCGCTCCGCCGTCGAGAAAGCGGTAAGATGGGGCAGGACCTGAGAGGGTTTCTGCCCTTTCTGCACATGAGGAGACGAGCATGAGGAAGCTCACCACGACTGCCGAGCGACGCAAGCGCCTGCAGGCGAAGAGAACACAACGTAACGTGCGTTCGAAAGAGAAGGCGACGAACTGGCGTCGCCGCTTGCCGCTGTTCATCCAAGCGATGAAGCGCAAGCAAGAACAAGAAGAACAGGAGAGGGCGCTCGCCAGTCTCAACAAGCCGAGCGCCTGAAGACGAACATGAAGCTCAACATCAGCGCAAAGGAGCTGCTAGCGCTCCACAACATCCTCTACGAGAGGTTCGAAGCCTGCTACAACGGTGGGGAGTTCGAGGAGACCGACCCCCGTGCGGGGACCAACGAGCAACTCAAGCAGCTCTACAACCGTGTCAAGGCGTGCCTCGTCGCCAGCCTGACCAACAAGATGGTCGACCCGCTGGACAGCTGGATCGAGGGCCAGCAACGCAAGATCGGCCAGCTCAGCGAGCAGAACGACGACGTCAAGAAGGATGCCCAGGTCTTGGCAACGGGCGGAGAAGTCGAGGGCAGCCTGAAGCCCGTCATCCTGTCAGCTGAGGACACGGAGGTGCTGTCCGACAGCTACCCCAGGAAGGGCCCTCCTCAACCGCGAATGCCAGGCCCGGGGAAGTTCCGTGGCCACCGACGGTGAAAAACCGGCAACAGGTGTGGTAGATATGATCTACGGGCATGCTCCCTGAGGTAAGCCCCTCAGACCGAGCCTCGGCCCGCGCTCCTTGACAACCTAGCAGCAAGCACACCCAAAGTGATTTGGGGGCGACAGGTTTCGACATGATTGCGGGGCCAGACGCTGCATGCACCGGCGCACGAGAGTCCGGTTTATCAACTCTAGTGACGTACAGATGCCAACGACAACGGCTTCGCTGACGACGTCCGCCTCGCGGCCTGATCGTCTGGGGCACCACACGGCCTAGCAACAGAAAGTGTGGTGGGGCCACTGGCGATCCAGCGGCAAAAACGCCGAAGCACTGGGCGTGAAACGTAGTGCCGTCCTTGGAAGTCAGGACGCAAATCTTCGACCCCTAGTCCCGCCCTGAGGACGATCGAGCAGATGGGACAAGCATGTAGAAGCGGTTGGTTAGCTGTTATGGACCCGGGTTCGATTCCCGGCGCCTCCACTGACCCAGCGCTGAGCTCAGAGTGAGCTCGCGCGGAAGGAACAACATGAGTGACGGTAGGACCGAGCGACGACGCCAGAACGGTGGTCGACTCGAAGGGCGTGCGCTTGCTATGCGGGTTGCACAAGAAGTGAACGGGATGATGCTGGCACAGGCTTTCGTGACGGTGAAGTCAGCGGGTTTCAAGCTGCTGATCAACAAGAACGATGGCGTGCCCAGGTCGGGTGGTGTGTCCGAAGACGGGCACAAGGTGATGGTCGATGTCGTCCGAGGGTTCGTCAGCAAGAGCTGGGCAACAGACAACTGACAGGGTCACCAAGCACCACGTCTGCTGCACCAACGGTCCCGGCGAACCACGCATCCTGGTGTCTGACGTCGAGCCCGGCAGCATCGTCCGTTACGGCACCGACGATGACATGACGTGTCTCGTCGTCGGCAACTTCCGTTCAGAGATCTACGTGGGCGACGGCAAGGGTGGCATCGTCACCAAAGAAGTCCCAACGTTGCTGCTCTACGGTTGCTTCTGTGACGAAGAGACAGACATCCTTGGTCGTCCAACGGGCGGTCGCCCGTACGAAGAGGGCCGCTTGATGACGGCCACGTTCGGCGAGCTGGACACCGTGTCCATCGTCATGGAGCCAGGTATGTACTGATCATGTACGGGCTGGCGATGGCCATCAAGCGCAAGAGGGCGAAGGAGCTGCTAGGGGAGGTCATCGGGAAGTTCACCGGTGACGCCATGAGGCTCATCAAAGAGGCCCACTTGGAGGTCACCGTGCTGTCTGTCGACG